GACGAGCAACCCACCCACCGCAGTAGCGGCAGCGTCGAGCGCTTCCACGCTGTGTGGTGCGGGCAGACCTTCTGTTGCCGCCTTTCTGTTGGACCAATAGTCCGACAACTCCTTCACCACGCCGAGTGCCAGCGCGGCCAGGAACGCTGAAGGAGCGACATGAACACGCGGTCCGAAGTAAGCGACGAGTGCGGCGACGAACAGTGCGAAGAGCGCACCGAAGAAGAAGTGATTGGCTTTGTCTTGTGGAATCATGTTCATATCAGCCTCGTTCGTCGCCTGGTTCAGCCGTGATCAAAATGCGCCCTGCCTGAAACGTAGAACCCTGTCCAGAGCACGAAAACCTCAGAGACAGCTCTCGGCGCATCTCACGCATGTCTATAAATTGAGTGGTGCCGTCAAAAGTGACGGGGTCTCCTGCAGTCACAGAGCCTTGAGCGTAGCCGCGCCCGTTGATGGACAGCGTCATTGTGCCGGACATCAAAAAGTCTGGTTCCACGCGGGTAAGGCGCATCTGATAGTTGAAGCCCTGACCTTGCGAAGCAGAGGGAGAGCCGGTCAACCACGTTATGTTGGTGGTCTCCATGAAGCACTCGATGGCCGCTGTCGTTTGACGACTTACCGCGTCTACGCCGGACTCATGCTCCCACAACGTAGAAAGCGCCTGAGAAAACGGTGCCGCAGAGATCGTTCCCGTGTCGAGAAGCAGAGGCAGTGGGATGAGTGCGTTCACGGGCCACGCTTGGATACCCTCAGAAAGATAGAAGCTCCCAACAACATTGGTCAGGTTCAGCTGCGTGTCCGTGACCTTGACAACTGTGCCTGAGGCAAGGCTGGACGAGCCAACTATGTTCTGGCCGACCACAAACATACCGCCTGTGGGCGTGTACGGCACGGCCAGCGTCAAGGCGCTCTGCGTTTCCGTCATCACGGGCTTCGCGTAGGTGCGAGCGGGAGAACCTGCAGAACGGAGTATCCTGGTGTCATACCAGGTCTTCTCGCGTACATTGAATATGACGGCTGCGTTGCACTCAGTGCTATTGCCAGACGGGAAGAACCACCAGATCTCTCCGAAACGCGGCACCTTCAACGCCCATACTTTCTGCCGCGCAGCGAAATTCAGATTATCGAAAAACCAATTCAGGTTCATGTCGTTGGGAAGCTCTTGCACCACCCCCGTGAACACGTAAAACCTGTCTACACCCACCCAGAAATACGCATTGTCATATTCGACAATGCCGGACTTAGACAACACAGTCGTATCGTCCGACAACGTGTCGTAGTTCCAGAGCGTCGCGCCACCGACATACGAAACACGAATGAGGGACTCCAGAGACCAGAACAATCCCGCAGGGGATTGACCACCCCCACGCATGGGCAGACCCTTGACAATCTTGCTGCCGGAGACGTTGGCCGTGCTCGCTCGATTGGCTCCGCCAGTAGTCCAGCCAGTGGCCGTAGAGACGTCGTTGGGGTTGCTGTTGCGTATAAGTCCGTTACTTCCGTACACGAAAAGAAACGGTTGAAGAACACAGCATCCGCCACTGACCGCAATAGGTCCAGAACCGTCCGACATCGTCGTCAACGCTGCAGACGACGTTACGTCGCCAAAGCAAAGTGTGCCCGTTGTGTCTGAGGCAATGTTATTTGCGTCTGGTGCAGCGGAAGCAATGACGAGCGGCGTGCCAGAGCCGCCGGATTGAAACATGGCGCCTGTCTGCCATGTGTAGAGCGCATTCTGCACGAAGCCGCTGGGAGTTCTGTTGAACTGTCCAACTTCGGCGCCGGACTGGTCTACCAACAACTGCTCGACACCCCACTGAGAAAAGCTGTGTACGGTGGTTCCCGCGCTTCTCGAATCCACGTGAGTTGCGCGCACTGGACCGTACAGTTGATCGCTCAACATGCGGTAGCCACCCATTTTCCTCGGCCTGCCTCGCTGAAACCGAACCCACTGAGCATCGCTCCAGAATTGGCTGTCCAGGTCCGTGCCATCTCGACGCACGCCAGATTGGCTGATCAACTCGAAGATGGCAGAACCTTGAGGAGTATCCGGCATCACTGCCCCACAACTATGTTGCGATCAGCGACGCGGCTGGCGTCCTCTCCCCGAAACGCGTTCAATGAACTGTCGTAGCTGGCCTGACGCCCAGGAATGCGCGTTTGGTTCTTGAGCCAAATTTCACACTCCAGCAGAGTCGCTGCTATCATCAATTGAGGCGCTTCGTCGGTGTACCAGTTGACTTGATTCTCGACGCTGAGCGGCTCCAATTTCTGAATGAACACCAGCTCAAAATTCAAGGCTGCGCCCGGTGTGCCTGCGATGAAGAAATACTTGAAATTGTAGTCCGCATAATAGCGCGGCGTTGACGTCTGCACTGATTCCGTTGGCCAGAATGAACGGCACACTTCATATGTTCGGAGAGACAGCTCGTTGGTAGCTCCTGTTGCACTTGTGTAGCGGAAGCTGACTGTACGGCGCCAACGTGAAGGCTTCGGAATTCGAGCGTTGCCGAGTTCAAATTGGCTCGTGAGGACCTGCTGAGTGCCGAGAATGCGCAGATCCGTGGCAATGCGGTTTTCTGCCATCATGACAAGACGAGGCAACTGGACATCCAACCCCGCATCGTTGGGCCGCTCCAGATAACTGCGAACGTCCGTCAGCAGCGAAGTGTAGGTCAGCACAGCAGTGCTCATGTGTGGTACCGCATATTGGCCGACAGATTGAACGTTCCAACGCCGATGGCCAATTTAGTCGCCTGGTTGGTTGCGCCACTGGCGTCGTAGTACAAATACGCGTACTGTGTGACGCCGCCTGGCACGACTATGAGACCCTGCATGGGCGCTGTCGGATTCAGTGCTGGGGCAACGTTGTCTGCGTACCAGTGGCCGATGACGCGGGCTCTGGTTGTAGACTCTGACATAACTATCGGCAAATACAGCTTGAAGAAGCCCGAGCCCGTATGTCCCGTCATGCTGAATGTAGTGGACGCCACTACGGCGCTGTCCATTTGCGAGTACGTACTCACGTCGTACGTGATCGTGCCCGCAGCACCTTCTACCGTAGTACCACCAGGAGCAGGGTTGAAGCTGTTCGCTCTGATGTACAGCGTCATGGGAGTGGACCCGCCGCCAGGCAGAGTCAACCCCGCAGAGCTGAAGCGAAATTTCTCGACACCACCTAGTGTAACGCTGACCACACCAGCCGAAGGTGCGTAGACGCCAGTCGTCGTGTCCCCCGTAAAGCTGAGTGAGGGGGCGGTAACTGTGCCGGCCGCGAGCACCAAAGAGCTGTTCGCGACAGCAGTGGTGTGCGCGTTGGCCACGTTCACCCCGTCCGTGTACAGAACAGCGGTCTGACCCGTTGGCACCACAACCGAAGCACCGCCACCGGCTATGGCGAACGTCAGCGAAAACGTCCCCGAAGTTGAGTTCGTTACATAGTAGACCTGCACCGTAGCCGGCAAGTTTATGGTCGTGTTGGTGGTGAGATTTCCCGTGTACCGTTGAATGACGTTCTGCGCCTCTGCGCGAGAAAGTGTGTAGGAACCTGCGCCGCCTATGGTCTTTCCAAGCAACGTGAAGTTGAACGTCGCGCCACGCCCGCGACCGACAACGGGGAAGTTGTTGCTGCCGTCACAAAATACCAAGCCGCTGTCGCCACTCGCCAGCGTGAGCGTACCACCCCCGTAGTCAATTTGATCAGTTCCCGAAGCGAGCAACGTAAGCGCACCCAAGGAAGAATTCTTGATAAAGAAAAAGAAGTCCGACCCCATCGTCGATGCTGGCGGCAGCGTCAACGTACCGGAGTTCGCAGTCCAGACAAGAGTCTTTGCACGGTCCGTAGTCGCAGAAATGGTACGGCTGGCCGAGAGCAGAACACTCGGAAAGGAAGACTGGAGGGTCGCGCCAGAAGCGGCAATGCCCGGGCCGACGAGTGAAGCTGCGGCCACCGCGCTTGTCAGCGAGGCGAATTGGAATACCCCCCAGCTGCCCGCCGCTGTCGCGTTGGATTTCAGGTATATGTACTGAGCGACGCCAGCCGCTACGGTGCAGACGACGGCGCCCGTGCTGTCCTTCACGGTGTACGTCGTAGCGCCGGGATTGGTGAAGATGGCGTCTCGGCCACTCGACACCGCACGAGCATCTGGGAGCAAAATGCTCAGCGAAGCTGAAGTAGCCGTCAGCTCCATCAGGCGTGCAAGGTAAGTGCCAGAGACAGCCACCCCTGGCCAAGTGAGCGTGGTGTCCCCGCCGAAAGAAAAAGAATTGTAGCTGACGTTGGCAGGTTGAACCGTGCTGCCGCCAAACGGGTCCGTGAATGAAGTCATGTCAAAGGATCCTCAGGGCGCGGGCGTCGAACAGAGGCGTCCTCTGCTGCACGCACCGGCAGACGGTAGGGGTCGAGCGCGTCGTTGCACTTTGCGCAGACGAGCAGACCTGGAGAATTTCTGTCTTCGTCCAGGTCCACGCACGGAAATTTCATCTGGCACCTGTCGCACACGGCGATGGCCAGTGAAGCCTTGCCAAGCGTTTTTACATAGAGGCTCATCTCTAGCCTCTGTACACGCCGATGTTTGGCATGATGCGAATGGGCGCGCCGTCCACTTCTCCGTCTTCCGCTTCTCGGGTGGCTGCTTCTGCCTGTTGCATCAGGACATCCAGACGCCCTTCAATGGACAGCTCTTTTGGGAGCTCAAGACACATTTGCACCGAGAGCCTGAAAATAATGGCATTGAGCCAACGGGTGGGCACATCCAGTCTGTTGGTCAGTGCACCAACGTCCTGCAAGCGGCGCTGAATCCAGATGACAATCTGCGGACCGATCGTAGCGATGGCAGGCCAGAACCACAAGTAAGGTGTGAGCTCTTGTTTGTCGAAGAAGTACTGCAGCGGTACAGCCGACTGGGAGAGTTTGTTCGGCATAGACACGTAGGTGTCACGTGTCATTTGGTACATAGGCACTTCTCGAGTGCTCGTCGCGAAAACGCCCGAATTTGTGAACGTCAGCGTCAAGTCTTCTGTCCGAACACGCCAGTAGCGCCCCGTCGTGTCCGCTCTGATAGAATCCACACCAAGAAACGTGCCAACCATCGGCTTGTAGTGCGTCGCACCGCCGACGTCGGCCCAGGTGGCGCCATCGTTAGAAAACTCGAGGATGATTTTCATCATCTCCAACCCAGCCGCCGGGACCAGCACTGACGCACTGTCCACTCGGACCGACGCGCCCACACCATAGTCGCAAACGATAGAACTGCCGACAGTGGAAGTTGGGGCAACGGCGAAAGAGCCGAGCGTGTACGTGCCAACCCGGTAGTTGGCGTTCAGTATGGAAATCGTGTCTTCCGGCAATGTCACGCGGGTCTCGCCCGCTGCAGGCATTCGCACTCGCTTATCGACAGCCCAGAGATTGACACCCCGGTTGCTCAAGGAGACCAAGATGAGCAGCAGACTGTCTTTCGCATTCGCCAGCTGCTCTGCGCCAAGCTGGGAAGGAGAAAGCCCGCATTTGCGCGCAGCCTTCTCAATGACGGACATGGCGTCGAGCGTTTCGCCGACTGTACCAGATAGAGACGCAGTCGTTTGAATGGACACGGGTTACCCCGTGACGCCGCGCGGGACCGTCTGAATCGTGCTGGTGGCCGAACCTGCTGTCTGGTTCAGACGCACAGCCTTCGCACCAATCGTCAGCGAGCCCGCAGACAGGCCAGTCGTTTGCGCCGTCAGACCGGCCACGCCGCAGGCGTACCAGTTGGGTGTGACCGCCGGATTGAAGACGTCGTCGGGAGTAACCTGCACCGAGACCGTGCAACCGGCCCCGATGTTGAGGTAAATGCCGTCGCCGTACCCGTCCGTATACGGGTCCAGGGGCAGCGCAGCCGAAGCTGCCACCCCAGTTACGGAAGCAGTTTGCGGCCGCATAGCCTTAAGCCTGCGTAACGCCGAACGCGCCGATACGGTTGGCCAGCGGACCCACGTTGGCGGCCGACAGCGCAATCGTCACCACCAGGCGACGCGAACCGTTCGAAGCATTCGCGCTGGGTGTGTAGCACCCTCGCACGTCGTTCGTGGTGGAAGTGGCTGGGCTGGTCGTGTCCGCGTTCACCAAGGTGCCCGCGTCTGCAGCCAGCGTGTTGTTCCACTTCACGTTCGCAACGTAGCCTGCGTCCAGTACAGCCACGGGCAGGCCGAACTTGTCGTTGAAGCCCGCAGTGATGCCGTTGGTGCCCGCAGTGGCATTCAGATTGGTGATGCTGGTGACGGTCTTGAACGCCTTCGTCGTAGCCACCGTACTGGTACTGGGTGCCGCGAGCGTGGACGTCATCAACTGACCGAAGGCGTCGTAGCCCGTGACGCGGTAAGTCGCAGTGTTGGCGCCAGCTGCCGTGAGGGTCACGCAGCGCGGAACGTCCAGCACGTACTCCGTCGTGCCGTCCGAACGCAGACGGGAAGTCACGCCCGTGCCAGCGACCAGGGTAAACGACACGCCAGAGCCCGGGTTCTGCGAAGCCGCCAAACCTGCGGCCTGCAGTGTGAGCGGGACAATGTCGTAGACAAGCGTACGACCTGCGGGGCCGACACCATTGGCCATCGGCGACGGGTTGTTGTCGCCAGTGGGGTTCGGGCCGAAGACAGCTTCAGGGCCCAGAAAGAGATCATCGCCGATGCGCATGGAAAGCTCCTTGGTGGATGGCGCCCGGGACCGGGAAGGCCCTCGGGCGCCGTCTATCGTTGTGGTTCAGGCGCCCTGCGTGCCGTAAGCGCAGCGCGGATCAGTCCAGCCGGTGGCCAGACGCATGGTCTTCTTGTAGCGCATCGAATCGGTTTCGAAGTCGCCCTCCATGCCACCGTCCGGCCGACGACGCCACAGCACCTTCAGGCCGTTCGAAGCGTCGGTCTGAATCCACCAGGCGATGGAGGAAGTCAGGCGGCTCAGCACAGCCGGGTCTGAGCTCAACATGCCCTGACTCTTCACGGGGTTGATGTCGTTGTTGTTGGTGCCGGTGCGCAGAACGCTCTTCAGCAGAACTTCAGCTTGGAAGATGTTGCCCGGAGCGATGACCAATTTCTTGGGCATCACGCGGATCTTCTTGCCGTTGTTGTCCACCGCGCCACGAATCTGGATGAGCACCTGTTCCAGCGAGGTTTGCGACAACGCTGCAGGAGTGGCCAGGATGTTGCTGAACGTGCTGCCCTGGATGGGGTGTGCAGCATTGGTCAGGCTCACTGCGTCGCCGCCTGGGTAAGAGGCGTTGAAGGCGCGGTTCAGCTCATTCGCAGCCACGGTCTCCAACGTTTCCATCAGCGACTGGGCCAGGTGTTTGGAGAAAGACGAGCCGATGCGAACGTGGTCGCCGTCTTCCACCAGAACTTTGGTCAGCGCGAAAGCCAGGCCGTATACCTTGTAGGCGTAGCGCTTCTGGAACAGAATGCCGCCCGCCTGGTAAGTGACCGGCATGCCGTCCGGCAGCTCCGGCGCAGCGCCGAATCCGTACATCACAGGCTCTTCTTGGTAGCTTCGGGCGATGCCGTTGTCTTCTTCGAAGACCTGTTTGTACTCGTCACGACGCTGTTCGTAGACGCCGTCGAACGCCTGGTTCAGGATGGGCTCGACGATGGCGCGGAAATCCGTCGACCGCATGGGAGCGGCGGACAGAACGAGGCCCTGGTTGACGAGATAGCCGAAGAGCGCAGCGTGGACCCGCGCACCCAGACCTGCGAACAGCGCCATCACGGCACCGATCAAAGAGGTGAAGATCTTCTTCATGATCGTTGTTTCTCCGTGTTGGGCGCTTAGATAGCGGCCCTGTTGCTGATGAACTGCGAGCGCGCCAGCTTGACCTGAACGACCGTGAAAGCGTCGCCCGGCAGGTTGTCGATGGCCTGGCCGAAGCCGACGATGCGGAATTGGGCCTGGGCCGCTGCGCCCGCCAGGGTTGCACTCAGCGTGCAGGTGCTGGTGAAGTTGGCAGAGTTGAAGTTGCCCACGTTCGACACGTCGCCCTGGTCCCCAATGGCGGTCTGCGGAATGGAGCCGTCGGACTGCACTTCGTACACCAGCTCGGGGTCGTCGTAGACCCAGGCCAGGGGCACGTTGCCGCTGATGACGGTTTGACCGGCAGGCCAGTAGGTGCTGACCCACGGCTTGCCCGTGGCGTCCACGTACTCGCAACCGGCGAAGACGCCGAGTAGGTCAGCTGCTGCAGTGCCCGCCGTCACAGTGCCGTTGGTGTTGAGAATGCAGGGCTGGCCTTTGTACATGGCGGTGCCGTAGGCCGAAGCAATGGCGTACTTCTTGGCCCGCTCGTAACCCGAAGGGTGGTACGCCGGGCGGAAGCCGAAAGGTGCGTTGGTTGCGCTCATAGAGAGGGCTCCTTGTGTTCAATTCAGATGAAGGACGGCACGGGCGCCGCCTTGGCCAGAGAGCGCATGCCTTCGTCCTCGTCGTCGAAGTCCACCAATTCGCGTCCTTTGCTGTCGCGTTGAACGGGCTTGGCCTTCTGACGGATGGACTCCTCCTCGCGGAGGGGCATGTCGTGATGGAACTCTTGCATGATCAGTTGGTAGCGCTCGAGCGGCAGCTTGAACAGCAGCATCTCATTGCACTTGACGCAACCGGCAAAATCTCCATCGTGTGACTTGTAGTTCTCGAACCCCGAAGCCTGTCCGGTCTCAACCAATTCGGTGAACGGCACCGGCATGTAGCCGAGACGCAACCGCTTGTGGATGGGGTCGTACTGTGAATTCGAGGACAGCCAGCAGTAGTGCCAGCCCGCAGGGGGCTTGATCTGTGGCAGGGATTCTTGCGTGAACTCACTGCGGATCAGCGCGAGTGCTTCATCCTGGGACAACATGCCTTCAGCACGAGAAACGTCTGCCGTCATTTCGCGGGGAGCGCGCTGGTCAGCGCCTTCCGTGCGACGGGTGCGTTGATCGGTGTTACGCTTGGTAGTCATGAAATTCTCCAGATCAGCTGCGCGCAGAAGCGCTGTGGGTACGGTCGTAGTCACGGTAACGTTTGATGGCTTCAGTGCGAGCCTTCGCATCGTCCCAGACTCCGGCATCCTTCAAGGCCTGAACTCGCGCGGCTGAGAGCTGGTAGGCTGAGCCGCCTGTTCGGGCGCTACCTGCGCCACTTTCGCGGCCCGATCCAGCGACCGGGGTTCCAGCAGACCTTTCCTGCGGAGAGGCCCCATTCTGCCCTGAAT